GAAAGAGCAACTAGCAATTCTGCTAGGAGCCTTCGGTGAGTTCCGCGAGGATAGGGTTTTCAATTTCCTCAGCAACCACCTCAACGGCATCGAGCTTTGCAATGAACTTGTCAAACTCACCCGGCACGACGATCTTCGCTTGCTTGGATGCTTCCCACGCTAAAAACGCGAGATCCTCGACACCGATACCGTTCGCCATGTCTGACGCTTTACGCTTGAACCGTCGTTCCCATGCAACCAATGTGACAAGGTTCGTCGTCACTTCGTATGGGTCTTTGCCTTCTTCTGTCACCTTTAGGTGCAGTTTCATTTCTTCTCGCTTTCGTGTCGGACCGGTGCGCGGTCAGTTATTAGCTTTCGTCAGATGTGTAAACACCACCGTTGAATGTCACGGAAATTGTTCCGAGAGCACCCAAAGAAGTGACGATTGGCAGAGCTGCCAAGAATGTTCCAGTAAAAGTCAAACCCGGGTTAGTTGCCGAGTCGGCTCCGACTGCTGGCTTTACAATCACATTGGTTGCTGTGCCGACAAGGCTCTTGAGCGTTGCCCAAGTTTCGGTCGCTGCGAAGCTTGCATAGAAGTCGAGCGTGACTGAGTGTGATCCGAGACCTGACACATACTTGCGTGATGAGTCGCCGAATGCGGTTGCTTCGAGCTGGTCGTAGTTGATGTTTACAGTCGCGCCTGTGCACTGATCGCTGAGATCCACTGCATTGACGGTGACTACTGGTGACGAGAGATAGGTGCTGGTTGCCATGATTACTCCTTGGATGCTTTCTTAGGTTTAGTTTTAGCAGGTTTTTCTTCTTCTGTGGTTGATACCTCGGCGCGCACAATAAACCCACCAGCAAGCAGAGCATCAATGTTGATGCCATCCTTTGGTGTGTACGGATCACCAATATTGCCTAGACGCTCGGACGCAATCAAGAAGCTCATGCGGTCTGCGCCTGTACTTCAATCATCATCTCGTATGCCGGGAGAACTACGCCACCGACATCGACGCTGGTCGGGGATCCCGATGTTGCTCCAACATTTGCGGTCATTACAGATGCAGCCATGTTCAAGATGTTACCAAGTGCGTCGGCGTTGCCGGGACCCATTGAGATGATCTGGACGGGAAATGTCATTTTGGCGATGTTGTAGTTCCACATTGTGAAAGATGGTGCCGAAATGAACACGCACGGGGGTCGCAAATTGCGAGGATCGGACACAACTGGCAAGGATGTCGCCGTGGCTAGTTTCGTCGCCAACGCGCTCATCGCATTGTTGAAGAGGTCGGTGTAGTTGGAGACTGTCATGCGCAGGCTGGGCGATCAATGCCGAGAAGTTGTTTGATCTGTCCGTTCATTCCAGCTACTGGAGTCTGTCCCATGTCTTGATAGCTCGAAAAAACATCCACGGTTCCACGGCTCTTGTACAACATTCCTGCATACATCACGGTCCCCAAATAGACATCCTGCGACGGGACGGTCGTGAGACTATCAATGTACGAAGCTTCCTGTCTCCTGCGATAGCAGAACATGTTGGCTGCAGCTGCACAAGTTGTCACGAAAGCCTGATCGCCAGCCGTTGCAACAGAGATGCCGAGCCAGTCGAGCACATTCTGTTGTGTGATCCATGTGCAGGTCTGTGTGTATGTAACCGTGCCGGTCGCAGCTACACGCGAGACATCGCTTGCAGTTTTGGCATACAACACTTGATTCTGAATTGGAACATTGAAGTCGTACAGCAGATCGCCTTGATCGTCTGTGCCTGTGTACAAGTATTGGGGAAGCGCCCTACAAACATAGGTGCCGTTGAATGTTGCATCTACTGATGCGACGGTGATGGACTCGCCGACTGCAATCTCGCTCGGTGTGAGGAGTTGCAGTACGGCGTAGTTATCCAGCAGATACTTGTGAGTGACGCTGTATGTTGCCATGAGCGGATGCTCCGCTCTCGACTAAGCCTGTGTGATCTTGCGGATCATTCCCGGAATTGCAGCGAAGGTTGAAGCGTAAAGATGGTAGCTCATGGTCCTGCCCAAAACTGACGGTACCTCGACTGACATCAAACCGCGAATGCTCTCGTAGTACTCGTAAGCATCGCCTTGACCTTGACCGACTCGGGTGATGATCATGGTCTTTGCAGCGAAGTTGCTGTCCACTACAAGCTGGAGACCCATTGGGGTTCCGTTCCATGATCCTGCGCTTGATGCGCCGAGTGCGTTCTGTCCCGTGAGACCTGCTCCGATGAATGGGAACAGTGGACGCTTGCTTGAATCTACGAGCTGTCCAAGTTGTGCCCACACATCTACTGACACGAACATGTGAGTCGGCATCCAGTTACGACCAGAAGCCACATCGTTCGCTGCGTCATAAACTGACTTCAGCAGATCTTCTGGGGTTCCGTCCCATACTCCCGATGAGTTTGCAGCGGCAAGCAAATTGTCTGCTGCGAGATTATCGCTGGCAATCATTGCTTCGCCCATGAGGTCATTGAGGATGAGTGACATTGCTGCCGGCGAAGTGAAATCGATGTCTTGTACTGACAGCGTGACTTGTCCTGCAAGCGTGGTCTTGCTGATTGAGTTGGATGCAATCACCATCGTGGTTGCTGATGCTCCAGCCAATTCATTAGCTTGTGCTGCGACGCTGGTGTGCGTTGTGATGGTTGGACGAATGAAAGTTTTTGACTGTCCGCCATCTGGATAAGCGCGAGCTCCTACGGCTTCGATCACAGGGCGCAAGAAGTTCAGATCCTGTACCAATGGTCCGAGCACCGGCACAGGGAGCAGACCCGGCGTGTCGGTTGTAAGAACATCACCAGCTGCAGCTTGCAAAGGTGTGCGCTGTGATGCGCTGATTTCTGCGACTGCTTTGTTGATGTTCGCAAAGGTGTCTCCACCGATGTGATATGCAGCCATGTATTCGCCTGCTGATGGCAATGCGAATTGCTTTTTGGCTTGTGCAAAAATTGGTGCAGTTGGGATTGTTGCCTCGACTGCTGGTGCGGTTTCTTCTGACATTGGTTGCTCCTGTTCTGGGATTACTTCTTGATTATTGCTTACTTCTTCTTCTGGTTGGTGGATACTCGCAGCGACTTTTGCGATATTTGCCATGTCGCCAAATGCGCCGATGGGAACGAGCGAAAGCTCCATCCAATCGGCAGCTTCAATGACCATGGTTCCGTTGTCGTCGTAGGAGAACTTTGTCGGGTTTACGCCGACCGAAACTTGATCGATCGTGCCATCTTGAGCCATGACCAGTGCATCGTTGCCGAGCGTGGTAGCGCTGATTTTGGCTGTAAAAAGCATCGCTTCATCCGTGGATACTCGTTCCATGACTACGCCAACTGGCATATCTGCCTGATGGTACATAAACAAACGCGGTGCTTTGCCTTCAACTGGCAATGAGCCCGGCTTGAAAATGACCTGTGTTCCGTCGCTGACAGTTGCTGGCACATTGTATGGAACTGCGGTTCCTGAGATGGTTCGGCGTGGTGTTTCGCCTGCTGCTGCGTCGAGTGTGAAATCTCCTGCAATGAGTTTGATCATCGGTTCGCCAATCTTTCCTGAGTGTTTTCTTCTACTGGTTCGTCTTCACGATCTGCCATGTAGTTCTCTTCTAAGTATCCTTCTGCGTCGTATTCTACATAAGTCCCGTTCGGGAGTATGGAATTGAGCGAGAACGCTTCCGCAATCGCTTCTGCGTAAAGTTTTACTCCGAAGATGTACAAGTCTGCGCGTGCTTGCTGTGATGACTGGTAGCTGTAAGAGCCTGTGCTTACGCCGACAAGATATGGCGGAACATTTCCGAGACGCGCCATTTCAAGTGCCGAATAGTTAGCGGATTCAATGAGAAGCATTTTGTCTGGGCTCATTGTGGTTGCTTCATACGAGAGAAACTCATTGAGCGCTGCAGTCTGGTTAGTTGCTCGAGCAGCGTTGAATGATGCTGCAAGATCTGCGAGCTCTTGTGCGCTGAGCGGTTCTCCGCCAGTCTGCTTGAGAATGCCAGCAGGAATTGATGAACTTGCGTTCCTATTGCGCGCTGCTTCAACTTTTAGAGCGGTTTCTACAGCTGAAACGCTGGTGTAAATCAATCCTGTTGTCGGTGACAATATTTGCAGAAGATCTTGCGGATCTAGCTCTACGCCGTTGAAATAAATCTGATTGCTCGGAGCGAACCAGACGGGACCGGTCTGATCGGTGCTGGTGATGGAGCCGACTGGTAGCCGTTGGAAGGACGCAGGATAGCCATCGCTCGTCCTGCTTGTGATGTGGACGATGCTTCTGCCATACATGTAGAGGTCATCAAAAACCCACGACATGAAATGGGCGTAGGTATTTTGTGGATCTGGTTGGCGTAACCATGAGCGCGGAGCAAGGTAAACCTTCTCCATGCGTTCGCCATTCCATACCATGTTGTACATGCGCAACGGCATACAAGAAATCACGGAAGCCATCAAATCGCGACAGCGACTGACCGCTGGGATCGTCATCAGTTGATTACGAGCTTCACCTTCTCGCCACGAATAATACTGATTGAATACATTGACCGATGCGTTCATGTTGGCGTAACTGTTTGCACCAGCAGCTGCTGCTTTTGCAGGCTGTGGTGAGATCGCTGCTTTGTTTACTTTGCGCGAAAATATTGCCATGTCTTTACTCTTCCATAGATCGGTCGGCTTTTGGTGGAGTCGTGCATCGGGGGACCTTCTCCGACGAAAGGGTGACACACGACTCCGCGCGTATCTTAGTTGGCAACAACGACGAGCTGTGGCTTCCCTCGACTGTGTTTGTTACCAGCAACAATCGCGCTAGAGAAGATCATGGTCCTGCAAAGTTCAATTGGTCCGGGCGAACGCTGAGAGCTCACAGCAATAGAACCTTGGGTCCGAACTGAGACAGCGCGCACGACATGCTCTGCTAATGCCATCTCTCCTGTGTGCACGATCTGTCGCTCACGGATCAATCCTTGGACCGCTGGAGTCCACTTCAAGATCTCTGCGTAACCAACGACGACACGCCGACGCTCGATTGATGGTGGGCATTGGAGATCAATTGTTGGTGTGAGCGCGAACTGGATGCTCGGATCTTTGGCAAGCTGGGCGATGTGATCCCAGAGCTGTGTTTGTGTGTCACAAGTGAACGCGACCGTGACCCCGATCCGACCGTCCGGCAAGAGCACTGATCTGGTTGCGTAATAATGCGAGTCGTTGAAATCCACCTCAACGGCAACCACTCCCCCAGCTGGAAGTGGCTCAGAAGTGACAAGCTGCGACCAAAGACCTTGAGGGAGCCATGAGCGATCGGTCGCGATCCAAAGGTTCACGCTGGAGCGTAGGAAGGATGCGCGATCGGGGAGCTGTGCTTCGGACTCGATGGTGGACATCTCGAGCGTTTTGCCGAGCGCAGGGTTCGCATATGCCCACGCGATCGGATCCATCGGATCAAGATCTGGTGGGGGAGACCATTCACGGAAATGAAAATTAGTCGGTTCATGTGTGTCAATCAGACGGAGACCCATCTCTCGATATCGCATCATGACCTTGGATTCTTCTGTGCCGGCAGTGGACCACATGCTGAGAAGAGGGAAGCGTCGTGCGCGCATAGTTGGCGTAATACCGCCATCAATCACTTCTTCGTCAATTCCCCAGACCTCATCCACCAACGCAAGATCCACGGACAGACCGTGCGCTGCATTCGGTTTGGCTGATCGAACTAAAAGCTTGGATCCGTCCGGCAACTTGGCAGCTAGGCGACCGTAGGAGCGAGTCAGCTTTGCGCCGAAATACTGCTCAAGAATGTCAGCAATTTCTTCATAAATTTGTGCAGCGGAGTCGAGTCGATGTGCCATCAAAAGCACGGTCTGCTTCTCTCCTCGGATCTTTGGCATCTCGGTCAGCCACCATCCAGACAGAGCTCGAAGCGCGACTGACTTTCCTTGTTGGCGCGCGCAAGACACCAATGAGGTCCGAGTCACAAGCTCTACGCCAGCCTCATCAGAGAATGCAAGTTGGTTTCTCAATGCTGAAATCTGCCACTCCATCAACTCAATCTGCATAAACTTGCGAGCCCACTCCACCACAGACTCCACATGCGATCCCAGCTGATCCGGGCTAATCGTTGCCAGTCTCGGCTGGTCATGACCGATCGCCACCAGTTCAGGCTGGTCGTCACTGTTCGGGGAGAAAAAGAACGA